AATCATTGAGTTTGTCTCCTATGGATAACTGCAATTTTTTTACTTCCTCGATTATTACATCGTCTGGGGTGTTGTCGTAATCTGGGAGTCTTTTTCTAAGTATGGCTTCTAATCCTATGATTAGTGAATCCGTGTCGCTGCCTCGAACATGGGAATTTAATTCTTCTACATTGAATTTCATATAACTATATTTTCTAGTATTTTATCTATATCATTGAATTGCATATACGATATTCGAAGTAAATTAATTTCATTTTGAGCACAAAATTCATTTTTTACTTGGTCTAAAAATTGTGTCTTTTCAAATGATTTCTGTCCTCCAAAAAATTTAACTGGTTTGAAATGCAATTCACCATCAAATTCAATGCATAAATTTAAATGTGGGATGTAGAAATCAAATTTCAAAATTTTATTTGTGTGTGGGTTCCTGCAATTTTTAAATGTTTTTTGAGTAATATACGAAACATTTTTTGATTTCAAAAATGATTCCACAGATTCTTCACCTTTACTCCAACTACATTTGGGGCATCTCTGCCCTTGAAGATGATTTGAAAGTTGTTGATTAAACCACCCATGTTGAGAACATTCTATTCTAAAAGTATTATCGAAATACCCAGTATATGAATCCCAATCGTATGTGTAACCTAAACCCAACTCAACAGTTCTTTGTTTAAGAACGTCGAGTGGAATAGGTTTTCTATGGGATTTACATTTAGGACATCCTTGTTTACCATGAACATGATTTGTCCAAAGCATCTCGAACACCCCATGAGTTGCACATATGATTGGGACTTTGTCCATGGTTTGAAAATCGGATGTAATTAACGAATAATCATATACATGTTTGTGTATTTTGTTTGCGGTTTCTATTTTTTCCACAAACGTATGGTATTTTCCAACACATTTGGGGCATTTTGATTTTTTAGTAATATGATTATCCAGAGATACTTCCCACATCCCATGAGTGGGACATACTATGGGATATTTTTCCATTACTCCTTTGTATTCAAGAATTAACGAATAATCATATTTGTCTCCATGGACATTTATTGATTTTTGAATAGCTTCATCTAATGTAAGTCGTTTTCCCATATGTTGCGTTTAATGTCTCGTACGGTTATACATATGGTGAAATATATTACAAGTATTCACTTTCGATTAATTTATTTGCATATCTTATGGTTTCTTGGATGCTTCTCTGTCCAAATGTAGTGATGGCAGATGAGCACATTTTATATCCATCAGTGTAGCGCCATGAATTAATACTAAAACATCCATAGACGCTGTTCAAGAGTATTTTGATAGAGTGTTGTTTCTGATTAAACAACTTCCCTTTTTCAGAATCGCCCGAATTGTATGCTTCTTTCATTACTTTCTTGTACTCTTGCCTCAACCTAAACCAATCGGCTAATAATTCAGAAACGATACTTATTTTGCCAACCGAAAACATAACTCCATTTGCTGAAACGGTCCAGTTGTTTTTTTCTATCAATGCGAGTAAATCTTTTACTGCTATTTTACCCTGTTTGAGCTTATATGTTTTACGGTCCAGTTTCTCCACCACCAATATTTTGTCGGGGTCTTCTTCTTTTAGTTCTTCATAGCTGCACCAACAGTTGTAGTTTGGGTTTTCTACTACAATTCTACCTTTCATTGATTCAACCCCCAAGTTGAGCGAGCGAATGATTGATGGGTATAGTGAAGCGTAATCAGCATTGATTAACCAACTATGAAGCCCAACCATAGGTGGGAGCAAATAACCTCCAGCATATCCGTCTTTTCTTTTAACGGTTCTAAGGTTCCTGGGTATAAATGCTCCGGATATGGTTTTAACTATGATTGAATTTCCCTCAATACTATGGATATGACCCTCAATAGTAGGGGTTCCACGTTGATGTACCACAAGATCCCCCACTTCGATATCTCGGATACTAGGGTTTGTTGTAGTTGGTTTATTTGGTGAAACTATACCCTTCCTTTTTAAGTATGTCAATATAGCTCCCTCGTTCAATATGGTGTTATAGTATATCGATTCATACGGGGTGTGACACAAATGCGAAATCAATATGGTTAACTCAATGAATTTCAGTTTGTCTTCTAGCGCTTCCAATATTTCAACATCGCGAATGTTGTAGTCTATGTATTTGTTTGGATCTTCTTGAAACAATGTATCCAGGTTACCATCGTATTCAATTTTTCCCAGTTTGGCATATTTTTCTCCGATGTCGCCTAACTTGTACGACGGTTCCTCTTTCATGATGTACTTTTTAAGTAGCAACATGAAATCCAGACAATTGACTAAACCAATGCGAATTGGTGAATTCGGATTGTTTGGATTATCGTCTACTTTGCCAATTGGGGATAAACGATATACCTCATCACCCAAACGTTTTTTAATTCGATAGTACAGGTATGGCATATCGAAATAGTCCGAGTTGAAGCCAACGCAAATGGTAGGATCCATTTGTTCCCATTTGTTTAAAAATTTACGCAACAGTGTATTTTCATCGATGCATGGGATGATTGTTTTACCATCTGCTGATAACTCCTCGATTTGGTTTTGTTTGTCTAAAATAAAACATATTTTTTCCTTGGTTGTTGCATCAATTAATGCAATGGCGGTTACCTCAGCGTTTGCCTCTCGTATTGTGGTTGGGTTAAGTGGGCCAATGATTTCAATCTCGATATCCAGGTATACCAGGTTATGGTATGATGGCATGTCATCTGTCTCGTAATATAAATCGCGCAACAACACAAGTTCACGGTCTATGTCTTTTTCCAGTATGGTTGGATCTTTCCAATCGTAGCGACCCTTGATTGCGGTGCATTTGTCTCCAAATAGAGTAGTGTGCTCACCATATTCGTCTAACTTGTATACGGTTGGTTGGTACTGGAATTTGTTGATACCGCTACGATCATCGCGCAAATAGTAGTGGTATGCGTCTTCTCCGTTGCGTGAATAGTAAATTGATTGAAACATGGACTTTATTTTAATAATGGGAATATACAAAGAAAGCCTGGCGAAGCCAAGCTTTTGTATTATTGTGTGTGGGGTATTACTTTTTTGAAGTGGTGGTTTTTGCTTTAACTGTTTCAGTTACTTCCGCTACCTCTGCTACCTCTGCTACTGGTGTTTCAACTACTGTTTCTACTTTTGCAGGTTTCTCTGCTTTTTCGATTGTAGTTTTAACGTTTGCCAATACTGCTTCTAACTCATTGATTAATGTAATGAATTCATTGTATCGTACATTTGGTTGAGACCATTCAGTTGTATGTCTCAAGTCTGCTAAAATTTGTTGTGCTGTTCTCATTTATTTGGTTTTTGAATTAAATTTACTAAGTTCGTCTTGTGTGAAAAATTGGTGTAAGTTTGGAGCGAAATATTTGATTGATTTCATTACCTTCATATCATCGCGATAAACTACATAACCGTCTCCTACTTTCTCGTAGTGGCATGGACGGCCTTGCTGCTCTGAACGTACTTTTACTGTTTCAATGGCATCTTCTTCCGTCATACATATTTTGGATAAATTAGATGCTTGTACCTCTGCATATCCATCAATGAATCTGTCTTTCAACCCGAACACCAACGCGCCATTCCCAGTTGAGACATATGTTATATCTAACAATGCATCCAATATCCCCACTATATCATTAGTGGCTACGGCTTCTTTCAGTTCATCTAGTTCCTCCTGGATAAAATCAATTACAAACTGTGCATCCTTTGGATCAATGGTTAATTCTGTTCGGTTTTGGTACGATTTGCCCATCATTTCATTGAATTCTTCCACTTCAGATATGAATGGCACGTAGTTTGGTTTGAATAGGTTTACACTGAAATCTACTAACTGTTGATAAATTTTGTTCATATTATTTTAGTTTAAATTATTTTTTATATTTAATATTGCTGTTTGGGTCTTTGAGTATAGAATACATTTTATTTTTACCCATACCATAAAATTCCATACATTCTTTTACAGAAGTAAATTCTTTTCCATCTTCGATATTGAATAAATGTCTTCCTTCTTTTGGACCCGCCCCGGGTTTGGGAATACCTTTAGTTTTTTCACTCACTCCGGGTTTGGGGATGCCTTTCTGTTTTAAATCAGGTTTTCCTTTTCTTTTACTAGGTATTCCTTTTTTGGAATTAGATA